GGGCGCGGGCAAAGTGGAAATACAGCGCACACACGCCAGCATACGGGGCAGAGTTCCAGGCGCCACCGCGCAAAGGCAGCCGCTCTCCGTAGTTACGAAGGTAAAAGGTTCCTTCCCCATCATATCCATCCAGGGGCATAATCCCCAGCACCCGGAGCAGTTCCGGGATGGTTACGCCAGACTTCGCAGCCAGCGCCTTAAATCCGCAATAGTTATAACCGAAGTAGGCATCAGTATCCTCGGTGGTATATTGAGGATTTGCACGGCTGGTATTCAGGATGGGCGTACCACTCACCGCATGGTTCGTCTGTGTGGCGTCACCAGCCGCGCTGGAGTCAAAGTACAGGCCGCCAGATGCACCCTGTTCGATCAGAGCGCCATCCGTGGAGATGCCCTTCCAGAGTGTGCTGGTTGCGCTCTCATCGATGCCAGCTGCGGAGTTGTTGTTGGGGATCACCTGTATCTGGCCGTTCTTCAGGCGCAGGCCGGATACCCACTCCCACACATTGCCGCACAGGTCAAAGATACCATCCGGGCTGTTGTCGTGCGCCCAGGAAACAGGGCCGCTGCCGGTGGCCACTCGACCAGGACTGCCGCCAGAAGTATAGGTGACCACGCCATGCTCATGGGTGTAGGTGTGGTGCTTGCCGTAGTTGGTATTGCCACGGGGCAGGAAGCCGTTCTTCTGGCACCACAGGGAAATTGCCGCCCACTCCGCATTGGACATCAGGTGCCAGCCCTTGCCTTTGTTCTCGCAGAAGGTCTTGGCCTGGTCGAAGTTGACATAGGTGTGGGGGTCTTGGCCCGGCAGACTGTAGGCCCGGTCACCCTCCACGATGTTCTGATACTTGCTGATGAAGATCTCCGACACCTCTACGCCATCCACGATGAAGGCGGGGTGGACGGTATCCGAACCACCCGCGATCACATCGGAGATTTTGAACTTGGGGATGCGAACCATGAACGAGGGCAGGCCCATGTCATCATACAGTACGGTGTTGCTGGGATGGAAACCCTCCACAGCCAGCCTCATAGCGTCAAAGTTGCTGCTCATCTCTTACTCCTCCAAATCCCAAAGTGTGATGGTTACCAGCTGGGGGTCAAAAGGCAGGGCAACCTTCTCCATGATCGGCTCCCCGTCCTCGCCCTGGCCGTTGTCGATGTACTCATAACGCCGGGCGGGGATGTCCACCTGCGCCACATACTTCCGGGCCAGGCCCATGCACAGATCGCCGTATTCATCCTCGCAAATGTCAATCTGGTGAGGGAAGTCCTTCTCCCGCTTCGCCAGGTTAATCATCAACTCTCCATCATTGAAGGAGAGGGTGTTCCCCATCAGTTCATACTGAACGGTGGGGCCGTCACCAAGTCTAATTTCGGTCATGACACCTTACCTCCTGTTACGCAATATTTCAGAGTCGCGCTCCTTGCAGAGCCTGTAAAACGGATTTTAAAGCCGTTTAATTGCCGGTCATAAGCCTCGGCGTATTCCACCAGGCCACCGCTGGTAGATACCACCTCCACCGTCACGCTGTACTCTGTGGTGGAGCGCAGCGTGGTCAGCGGGATCGTCTTGATCGCGTTGGTGAAAGGATATTCCTTGGTGTTGGTCAGGGTGATCTCGCCATATTCGCCGGTCAAGTCCTCCAGCTTCTGCCGGTGCTGCAGCACCAGCGTCCACAGCCATTGAGCGAACACATTGGATGCCAGAATGCCGGTTTCCATGTTGTTGTAGTGCGTTGCGTTCCGGGGCGTACCCTGCTGGATGATTTCACCCTCTGCCCGTGTCAGCGTGACGGTGCCATCAGCGTTTTCGGTCATACGCCTGCGCCCAGGAAATTGGGTCTCATGATCGAGCCAATGCGTGATGTTATACATCAGTCCCACTTATTCTCCCTCCTCAAATTTGAATGTTACTTCGTAGAGGCAGCCCTCCTGGGCGGCATCTACCTGGATCGCCTCCGGCTGCGAGAGGAATACCTCCTCGCTGGTATCCAGCAGCTGCACTTCCGAAACCACAAAGGAGCCGGTGACCGGCTGCGCGAATACCAGCCATACACGCAGCGTCCCCGGCTCATTATCCGGGAACTCAAAGCGATCCACGCCCACGCTGTAATAGGTATTTCCGACTTTATACCGTGCATAAGAGATCTCACGCTTGGTATAGCTGGCGTACCCCTTCAGCGCCTTTTCAGACAGGCCAGGCATAATTACACTCCTTCCTCGCCACAGTAATCTGTTCCGCAAAAATCATATTGATACGGGTACCCCCGTGCCTCCACGGTAGGGAATTGCGCGGCGTATTGGGTACCCACCAGGTTCCTCCAGGGAAGTTCTCCGGCATATCCTTCACCACACAGGTCATAGGGGATTTTATAGCCGGACGCCTTGACACCGATCCGCACGGCCACCGGCAATTCAAAGACGATCAGATACTTCAGGTGGGCAGGGATCAGCACATCGACACCCGCCACAATCTCCTTCCAGCTAGTGTAAAATCCATCTTTCCTTGACACCACAATGTGGATGGTCAATTCATCAGGGAATTCATCCACCCGGCAGGGATTGTTGGCAAACAGGCTGGCGATCTCCTCCAGCCGCTGCTTTGTGAGCGGCGTGTTGTTGTTGATGCTGCCCTGGCGGGTCATTTCCGCAAGAACGGCCTCCAGCCGCTCAATCATCAGCCGCTCGGCCTGGAGCAGATCAGCCATCTGCTCCATCGTCCGCACCCTTTTGGGGAGCATGAAAATATCATCAAGTGGCACTCAGGGTCACCCCCTCCAGCGAGAAGTATTGGTCGAACTCACCGGCAATGGAGTCATGACCGCCGTTTACCGTGTAGTCCGGCACATCGGAAACACCCTCCACTTCAAACAGGATATTGCCCACCTTGTGGTAGCTGAGATTGGGGTCAGTCTTACTGAAGGCGATCTCCAGAAGATGCGACGCCAGGTGCTGCCGGAATACCTCTGTCACCTCTTCGATGGTGTAGCCCGTTTTGAGGACAACGGTGCCTTCCACCGTGATCGGGATGGAGGTGGCCGCAACGATGATCGGCCCGGCTCCCACCGGGCGGCATTCCTCAATGTGGGCCGCCACCGCATCCAGTAATTCCTGGCCGGGCGTTCCCGCTTGCTCCGTCACAATGGCCACATAAACCATGCCGCTGCCATCACGCACAGCATACGATCTGGCGTTGCCTACGCCTGGCACCTGCTTGGCCCAATAGACATAATGGTTCTCGTTTCCGCTGGTGATCAGCTCCTCCTTGTTCTCCGCGATCTTTGCTTTCAGAGGCACAATCGTCTGATAGTAGAGGCGGGCAACTTCCTCAGAAACGGCCTGCAGGTTATCCATGCAAAAACCGCCTTCCAGCTTATTCGTGGGGTTCTTCAGATCATCGCGCATTCGCTGGCATACACTTACGGCATCAAATTCCATACAAATTCACCCCCTCAGTTTGCCAGGTAAAGTGTTCTTGGCCATAGACGGTCTCACAGTCGAATTCCACCGTTGTCCCGCTGAGAGTTCGTGTGAATTGGAAGTTGCTCAATTCCACAATGTACGGGTTTACCATGATGGCTTCGGTGATGAAGCGCTTCAGTTCTGAATGCGCTATCTCATCATTCAGCGAGAGGCCCGGCAGCGTGTCGATCTCGCTGCCAAAGGCGGCATCGTAGGCCGTGTATCGAAACCGCTCTGTTGCCAGGGCTTTGAAAATCCAAATGCGGAGGGCTTCGTTGCCCTCCACCAAGTAGGTGTTCCCATCGCGGAGCAGCAGGCAGTTGTTTTCATAGTCATACGCATATTCCCGGAACATCGGGAGCGCCGTGTTGCTGTCCTCGGTGCTGGAGGGCGGCGTGATAAAAGGAAACACGCTCACGCTTTCTTCACCACCTTTTCAATCACATAGAAAGATGTCCCCTGCAGGAGAACCACCAGCTGATCTCCCGGCATCAGCGTGAAGGCGTTGTGGAACTCCTTCAGGAAGGTACTCCAGGAGGCGGGCATTGGAATGTCGGAAAGGCGCTGGTCAACCTGGGTGATGGCATAAGCCGGATTGACATAGAGGTTCTTGGTCACGATCCTGTCATGGAGTTTGATGGAGAACGGCTCCACCGTTACAACTTCAGCCAGCATGATCCCCTGGCCCTTTCCGGCCTGCCCGGCCTTCTTCAGTATTTCTTCGGCCAGTTCTGCGGCCCATCGGTCACCCATACGCATCCTCCTTCCTTTAGGCCGTGGTGATTTCTTTTTCGTCCATCAGATTGCTGAAGGCCAATGTCAGCTGCATCTCGCTTTTGCCATTCGTGAATGTGTGGGTGTCGCTCTCAATGTAGAACTTCCCATAGAGGCCGCTGACCTTGTCGTACACAATGATGGCATATCCGCTCACGGCCCGGCTGTCAGCGGGGACGCTGTTGACAGCGCCAGACTGCTCCAGGCCCTGCAGCATCGCCTTGGCCTCCGTAGCGGTGTCTTTCCCATCCTCCTGGGTGTAGATGCGCTGCATAGTTCCGAATTGATTGCGGGCCGCTGCGTCCTCCACCGTGGACACGGTATTCCCGTTTTTATCGGTGATCTTCACCTGGTTTACCATGTTCTGAGCCGATGCCTTATAGCTGGCATCCTCCAGGTTGTAGTCACCGCTCAAAATGACGCCGCAAAGCTGTCCCTTTTCGATCACATGAACCTCGGAGATGTTCTTGATCAGGGGGATATATTTCTTCCCGGTGGTTTTGGAAGCCTGGGTGTATGCCATCATAATGGCTTCATATCCGGGCTTCCCCAGGGCCGGGAAATAGACTTGGACGCCGGTGGCCGCAGCTGCGCCCAATGTGATGCCCAAGTCCTCGCACACCAGCGCAGCACATCCCTCTGCCGTGGTGTCAATGATCCGGCTGATCTCGTTTTGCTGGACATAGAACATGAAGTCGAAGGCGGTGTAGGTAAAAGTGTTTGATTTGGAGGATTTATCCACATCGAGGATCTTCCCTCCAAAGAGCGCCACGCCATCTTCTTCCAGTAAAACCAGGTCACCTTCTGAAACGGTCACCTTTGGCAAAAATCGGTCAGAGGCCCGCTGGGCGATGGTGAACACCAACTTCCGGGCCACCTGCTTGGTATCGCCCGACCAGGTGATCTTCTCCACCACCTGACTGAAGTCCTTATTCTCAATTTTCAGCCTGATCATGGGATCACCAACTTCTGCCCCACATAGATCAGATTGGGGTCTTTGAGAATATCGGTGTTTGCCTGGAAGATCTTCTGATACTGTGCGCCGTTGCCATAATACTTCTTAGCAAGGCCCCACAGCGTTTCTCCGCTCTTGACCAGGTGCGTCCGGGCGTTGGCGGTACCGCTGCCGCCGCCCATATCGCTGCTGTTGGGCCTATCCTTCAGACCGTTGGCCAGCTTGGCGGTGGCCGTTGTTTGCACCACCGGGATATTCAGGAAACGGTATTCCGTCAGGGTCAGGGAGAAATATACATCCTCATCGCCCTCTCGGTGGCGGGTGGAAAGGCTGTCAATGCCCATGGCCAGATTGAAGTCACAATCGCTGATGATCACCCGAATGGGCTGGCCGCTGTCCTTCCACTTCCGCAGCATAGCAATGTATTCCATCGGCTCCATAGAAGCCAGCCGGGCAAAAGGGGACTTGGAAGAAGGGAAAAAACTGGAGAGGGTTCCTGATACAAGCCCTCGGTTCCCGATCAGGAGCGCCTCTCCAATATTTAGCAGGGTGATGCGCTGGTTGTTTTGTGCTTCCGTGAATTCAAACTCCGAGGGATTGATAGGAAGCGTGAACGCTTCCTGGTGGTTGTTGTAGCTGAGTTCAATGATGCGCTGCTTCAAAAGCGTTCACTCCTTCCTACGCAGGCTGCGGCATATTCTTCAGGGCCTGGATCACCTTCTTGGCCACCGCCTCACCGATGGCGTCAATGTCACCGTCCTCTCGGACGATGATGGTATCAGCCAGCTTGGCAATGGTCAGGGTGATGCTCCAGCCGTTCTCGCTGTGCCTGGCTCTGGTGCCGGGGGTCTGCCCGTTTTGCACGGGGGATGGGAGGGGCTGCTCCTGCTGACGCCGGATCACCGGGAATGCGATTACATTCCCCTCGATATTGGCCAGCCGGTTGTCAATGCGCTCCAGTACGGCCACGGCCCCGCCCCCGGCGTTGATGACCTGCTGCGTGGTGTTCTGCTGGTAACTCTGGAAAACCGCCTGTCCGGGCCGCTGGGAGGCCACAGACACGCTTTCCTTGTTGGGAAGTATCCTTGTACCCCTGGGCAGATCAATCAACTCTGGGCCTTTCTCTCCCACCCAGGTGACGCCGCCGCGCCAGTTGTTGGTACCTTCGGCATTGGTACCGACGCTGCCGCCGCTACTCCCACCGCCGCCACCGAACAGGCCGGTGACTTTATCCTTGATCCAGCTGAGGCCGTTGGCCACTCCTTCAACAATCGGCTGTATCTTCTCCCACACGCTGGAAACAACGCTTACAATGCCGTTAAACACCGTTTTAGTGACGCTGAAAAGCAGTTTAAACACGGTGATGGCAACATCCAGAATGGGGGAAATGATAGACCAGGCCGAGGACAGCACAGAGGAAATGACGGGGGCCGCCGTGCCAATGATCTCCTGTATCCAGCCCATCTGGCTCCCCACAAAGGAGAGGACAGAGCCGACCTTTTCACTGATCCCGTCAAAAATGGTCTTAAACACAGGGGCCAGCGCGGACACAACGGTGCCGATGCCGGTGACAAGCCCGGAAATGATAGGGGCCGCCGCGGCGATGATATTGCTGATGTTGGTGATTACGGTCTGCAGCACGGGGAGAACTGCGGGAATGACCGTCTGCACCGTGGAAATAATGCTGGTGATGACCGGCATGGCCGCCGTTGCCACCTTCTGCACCGCCGCCATGACCGCGCCGCCGAATGCGGTCAGCTGGGGCATGAGCGGGACAAAACCCGAAACAATGGAGTCCAGCACCGGCTTGACGGTATCCATGGCAGCGGACATTTTGGGAATAAGCGCCGACACCACTTTTATGCCCTTGCCGATATTGCTGGCCAGCCCGGAGGCGAACTTCTCAATTGCCGGGCCTGCGTTGTCGATCATTGTGATCACATCGGTCAGCACCGGCTTCAGCTTATCAACTACCTTCAAACCGAAATCGGCCACATTGCTCTTCAGCTTGCCCTTGATGGTAGACCATAGGCCGGAGCCGGTAGTGGCCAGTTTTGAAGCGGCCCCGCCGAAGAAGTCCTGCAGATCGGCCTGGACGCCTTCAAAGCCCTTGGCCTCGAACTCCTCTGCGCTGACCTTAAAGCCGAAGGATTTTAGGCGTTCCATCTCGCCCATCTTGGCATCGGCAAGCGCCTCGATGGCATCGGCCACCGTTGCGGTGCCGCCGCTGGCAGCGGCCATATCCTCGGCCAACTTGACCATATCCATGGCAGACGCTGTATCGCCGCCAGTAATGGCCACGGCTCTGGAACCGGCCTGAATGACCTCGCTGGTTTCAAACGGGGTGGCGTTGGCATTCTCCCGCAACTGCTTTACATAGCTGTCGGTGGCCGCCTGTACCTCCTGCGCGGTCATGTCCTTGTTGGTGGCCTGAATGAAGTGGGACATGGCGGTTTGCTGCTGCTCCAGCTGCATACCGCTTGACACCGATGCCCCCAGCGCCGCCGTGGCCACCGTGGCCGCCACCGTCACCGGGATCACCGTTTTCTTAGCCAGACTTTTCAGCTTGCTGTGGATCTTCGATATACCCGCCGCTGTGGCGTCTTTAATCTTGATCAGCGGCGTGGCCACCGCCTTGCCCACATTCTTGACCTTTGTGGCCACGGATTTGATCTTTGACGATGCCAAATCCTTGACGGCCACCACCGTGGCGATTTTCTTCTGCAGCGGCGTCAGGTTTTTCTTCAGCTTCTGCAGCGTCTTATGCGCGGCGGTGGCCTCGATCCGGGCCTGATACTTCTTATCCCAGGTGGCCTTCAGCACACTCTTGGTCTTTTCGACATCACGCCGGAATGCTGACTGCTCTTTTCGGATGCCCTGGAGAACAGCAGTCGCGTTGTCCTTCAGGGCAATGGTGCCTTTTACAACGCCCATGACTATCCACCTCCAAAGTCAAACATCTTGGCGCGTTCCTCCATTGCCACTACCATCGAGGCGTGATACCAAAGCCTCTGCAGCTGGTCAAGGCCAAGGAACTCCTCGATCTTCCAGCCCTTCTGGATGTAGTAATGGAGCAGGTATGCCTCACCATCCTGGGAAATTAATTTTTTAAGGCGTCAACCACCGTGACCTTCTTATCACCGATGACGCCGGACAGGCGCATGATGGCCATGGCCACCTCGGTGATCTCATAAGGCTCCAGGATGTCCACGACATCCAGGGCCTCCTTCAGCTGCCGCTGATCGGCGGGGAGGTCAGCCTCCTTGGCCATGATCTCCTTGGCTACCGCATGAAGATCGGGGTCAACCACGGCCAGGTAGATGCAGTACTTATCCGCACGGTTGGAGCCAGGCTCCTCTTCCATGGTCTGACACTCGACGATCTCGGCACGGGTCAGGCTGCGGATCGTGATAGTCTCATCCAGGCTGGGGATATGCAGCTGCTGCTTCTTCGGCACCTGCTTATCCTGCAGGCGCTGCATGGCTCTGTTGGTAAAGTCGGCCAAAGTCCTCTTGGTGTCCTGTTTCATAGCTGCTCCTCCTTACGATGCGATACGATCCAGGTTGACCATATCGCTGGGGGTAAAGCCCCCGGTGAATTCCTGCTCGATGATAGCGCCCATCTCATAACCGACAATGGGCAGATCATTGAACCAGCAGTTATCGGTACTGTATCGCTCCTGCTGGCCATTCACCGCATCCGGGTCTGCCAGCTTGGCAATGATCTGCACTCTGGTATCCAGGCCCTTCTTCATGTCCTCCACGATGTCCCAGAAGCGGGTGTAGACCTTCTTGACGGTCAGGGTGAATTCCCCCTTCAGGCCGGTCATCTTACTGTCAACATCCAGGCCCATCTGGACATCCTCGCGGTTGGCGGTGATCTTCTGCTCGATTTTGGAGAGTTCCCAAATCTTCTCGCCATTCACCCAAACCTCGCCCCAGGAGCCGGTCAGGGTCTTATTGCCCTTGATTTTCGCCATGGATCACACCTCCTTACATATTGCACACCAGCTTCAGATCTTCCATCGCGTCCACGAACTTTACATTGGAAGTGATGAAAACCTTGCTGCCGGTGTTGTACTTGGCCACCGCCGTATCGTCCATGGCGCTGGTGTCGATGCCCTTACTCTCGATATAGAGGCGCTGCTCCTCGACATCAATGGCGGCGGTGTTGTCGTTGCTCTGATCCAGCACATCGGGCTGCAGGGATTTCTGATAGGCCCGGATGGCCGCCACGAACATCTGCTTGGCGTCATAATCATTCCGCACCTTGCCGACATAGGACTCCTCAAAAGTGTCCCGAATATCATCCTGGTACAGATCAACGCCCTCCATGATTTTGATTTTGGAGAAGTCCTCACCCTTGTCGGTGGTAAAGGTGACCAGGCTGTTGACGCCGCGCCCGATCTTGTACTTCTCGCCATCAAACACCAGGATCAACTCTCCGGCGTCGATGCGCTCGTTGGGATCATCCGGCACATCGGCAGAGGAAATGTCGTTCAGCACATAGTAGGTGGAACTGCGGGTCAGGGACAGGCCAGCCAGGATGCCGGTGATCCGGGCGCAGTACTCCGCATTCGTGAACTTCGTGCTGGAGAGGGTGCTGGTGATGTTGTCGGTGGTAAAGTTGATGATGCCCTCATGGTCAGCGGCGTTGGTGGGCAGCACAGCCTTGAAGGTCTTATGATCCTGGTCGCGGGCCTCTTTGATGAAAGAGGCGATAGTGGGAACTCCTTCCTTGGCAATGCCGGGAATGGTGAGATAGTTCCACTTCATGTTCTTAAGCACCTTCAGCGCCGCCGTGTAGTCCGTCTCGCCGGTACCCATGCGATACACGATCACACGATAGGGGACGCCTTCATAGATCAGCTTCAGGTACTCATAGTTGCGCTCGTTCCACTTGGTGAAGTCCACATCCGTGATGGAGTTGTAGACGGTGAGCAGTTCGCCGCCCTCGGTGTCATCGTGAAGGATAACTGCCACGATGCCGCGCTCACTCCGCTGGATCGCGGTCAGGCCCTTGGTCTTGAACACAATCAGGATTTCGGGAAGTCCCATATTATCACTACCTTTCTGTTAGTTTGGTTTGGTGCTGATTTCCAGGGTTTCCATGAAGGGCGGGGCCTCCGGCTCCTCCCAGCTATCCCGGAATTCAAGCGTAAAGATGCCATGCAGCACCTTGTCCACCACTTTCATTTCCAGTTCGTGGACAGTAATGGCCCGGTCTCCAAAGCGGAACACGGGCCGGATCAGCGCGTCGACCACCGGCATCATGGCCAGATAATCGGCGTTTTTTTCGGTGGCGGTGTGAATAGCTGCGTCGACCAGCACCCGCCGATCCGTATGGAAGGGAGAAGCGGTGCTGTTACCTGCAGGCATCAGGTCAAGGAATATCCAGTTCTCCAGATCGTTCCCCCGGCCCGGTTCGTCCGTCTTGGTGAGATCTTCGCAGGAAACAGCGTAGGAGGGGAATTCCCCTTTGAACGCTTTGATCAGCGCTGCCTTGATCTCTTGGAAGATGTCTGCCACGCGATCCCTCCTTTACAGGTCATGGGTGCTTATAAAATCGTTGAGCCATTGCTGCAGGAAGGCGGGGAGCCGATCACTCAACTCCTCCAGGGACAATTCCATCATGTGATGGCCCGGCACAAAACCTTTCCCGCCTCTCTTGCGATGGCCATACTCCACCGGCTCGGCATAGTCCACATTGGTATAGACCTCAATGTAATACTCATCGCCGCGCTTTTGGATTTTGCCCACCGTCCAGCTATCCTGCAGGCGGCCAGTTTGCCTGGGTGTTTTCTCTTTCACCCGGCCCTGCAGTTCATAGGCTATTTGAATGACCAGCTGGCGAAACTCCGCAGGATACTCTTGCTCGATCATCTGCGCCAGGCGTTTTTCCAGCCGGTCTAAACCGTCAAAGCGGTATTCTGTTGTTGCTCCCATCAGGCCCGCTCCTTTACCAAGGTTGCTGGCACTTCGTTGTGGGATGAGTAATAGGCGGGGCGTCCCGCCGTAACGATGATCTCCCGGCCCTGCTGGATCACCACAATGGTGTCGCTCTGCTGAATGTCGACCTCTGGCCGGACAAACAGCACATAATCCACACCGGCATTTATAACCGGCTTCTCCCGCTTGGGGCTGCCGCCTGTGGGACGGGCCAGGGCGCAAGCCAGATCGATATAGACTGCCTGGCCCTGCAGCCCATCCTGAAAGACGGTTTCACCGCTCTCCAAGTCCTTTTTAAAGGGCCTGTAAACGGTACAGGTATCATCGTAGGTGGTTGCGAGAATATCAGCTTCTGTCATCGGCATCATCCCTCGGCAGTTTCATGCGCTTAAAGGGAATAAGCTGGCCTTCGTAATCTCTTACGAAGGCCGCTGTTTCCTCATAGGCGCTGCGTTTGTCGCGGTAGCTGATGGTGGTATCACCGCGCTGGATGCTGGCCACATCGTTCCCGGTGGTGGGTGCGATCTGGTCACAGCGGAGCATATCCTCCACAATCTGCGCGGCCACATCCTCCAGCGGCTCCGGGAGGTCACGCCGGAAACAGAACACCAGGATGCGGTTTACAGCCCGCTTGACATAGCGGTTGATGGTCACCAGCTGCTCATCAGCCAGCTGAAGATCGCTTTGTACCGTTTCCGCAATTCTGGACAACTGCTCCTGCGTTACCTCGTTACTTGCCATTTTCGCCCTCGCCATTCTTGGCAGCCTCCTCGGCGGCCTTCTTGGCGGCCTCTTCGGCAGCCTTCTTAGCGGCGGCATCCTCGCCCTTCTTGCCGGACTTCTCCTTGCCCTTGGAGGTAGGCAGGCGCTTGAAGCCCTGGGCCTCCAGGGCCACGGCCTTTTCCTCACTCTCCACGCGCCGGATCACATTCAGACGCTTCAGTTCGATCATGGTGCTACCTCCTTAAGCGTTGGCCTGCTGAATATTCACCCGGATGGTATTCAGCTTGTTGGTGGGAATCCACAGGTCATGGTACTTGCGGTAATCCATGGCCCAGGCGTTGGCCTTCTGATAGGTCTCAGGGTCAAAAATCCGCATCTTGTCGGTGCGGGACACAGCGATGGGGGTGGTGCGGGGGCAGATGATCCAGTTGATGTCCTTGGCATCTGCACCAGCTTCAAAGCCGCCGCTCTCCTGATCGGTGGTCTTACCGTCCTTGAAGAGATAGGAGGTTTTCATGCGGGCGGAGCCAACACGGATGATGGGGTGCTGGCCATCAATGGACTTCACCTTCAGGGTCACATCACCCTGCTTGAAGTCGGTGACACTCAGGTTCTTGGCCAGCTTCTCGCTGCGGTCAAAGATAGCGGCCACCTTTACGGCCATGGAGATTACCAGGGGGGTGCCATCTCCCACCACATCCTGAACGGCGGCAATGTCATCCAGCAGCTGGGCCAGGATCGTAGCTTCCTCCGGGGTGTACCCATAGACCGCCTGATTGGCAGCCATGGCCTGGGCCGCGATAGAACTGTAGCGGTAGGCGTCGATCTCAGGCACCACATGGACGCGCTGGAACTCGCCCATAACGGAGGAGGCCGTGGCCACGAAGTTGGTCTCGTTCACATCCATGGCATCCAGGGTGAAGCGGCGGCCACGATCCTGGGTCATGGTCTTGGTCTCATACTTCAGGTTGACCGCGCCATCGGTGTAACCCTCCTGGCGGTCATAGTCGGCCAGACCGTCCATGGTGATGCTGGGGATCTTCACATCAGCGCCGCCGTTGTACTTGATCAGCTTGTCGTTGAGTTCCATCCAGCCGCTGGTGGCGGTGGCCACGGCGGCCTTGTCCAGTTCCTGCTGGAAGATGGACGCATACTCGAAAGTGTTAGGCATATTAGTTCAAACCTCCTCTGATGTTCTGCGCGATCTGATCACGAATCGCGCCCTCGGAGCCACCGGCGTCACCCAGGCCCGCAGGGGTCTTTCCCCGCAGCTTCTCCTTCAGGGCCGCCTCCAGGCTGCTCTTGAAGGTGTCCTGGATAGAAGCCAGGCTCTTTTCCATGTTCTCCTTGCTGGTATAATCCAGCATATCAGCCAGAGCCACGGGGTAACCGGCCTGATCCAGCGCGGCCACCGCAGTCTGCTTCAGGTCACGCTGCAGCAGCTGGGCCTGCAGACCGGCGATCTCCTTATCCTTGGCTTCTGCCTCGGCCTTCGCCCTCTCCTCCGGGGGCAGCTTGGCCAGACGGGCGGCCTCTTCCTTCTCGGCCAGGGCCTTGGCCACAGCGGCGTCCAGATCAGCCTGGGAGAAGGTTTTCTCCTGCGTGGCCGCAGCAGCGGGGGTGGTGGCTCCCGCGCCGGTACCGGCTTCGGCGGGAGTAGTCGCGGGGGTGCTGGCGGGGGGCGTTTCGCTCTTCTCGCTGCCGAGGCCCAGCAGGTTCAGCAGCTTCTGGCCCACGCTCAACTGCTCCGCAGCAGGCGTCTGCGCCGCAGCGGAGGCTTCCGGCGCAGCGCCGGGGGCGGTTGCCGCCGAAGTCTCAACGGCGGCGGGGGTGGTGTTTTCTGCCATAAGTATTCCTCCTAATTTGATGGTGTTTTTTAATTAAAACGCCCTCTTAAACGGCGTTTAATTAACTGCTTCAGGTGCGTATTTTTCGCACCAATCCCGGAACTTCACATTTCCCGCCAGGGGGCGGGCGTCCCTTGGTGTTTCAAAAATGCTCCTGTCAAAATGCGCCACGATGGTGCAGATACAGTTGGGATGCAGCGGCGGGAGATTGACGCCGGGCTGTGCATCCTCCACCGGGAACACCCGGCCATTGAGCGCCGCACATCCGCAGGCGCTGGTGCTGCCCTCGGAACCTCCGACAAAGCGGTACTTGGCGATGCCGTTTTCCTTAAAGGCCGAAATCTGGCCCTGGTTGGCAAAATACTTGCACTCTGTTCTGACCAGGCGCTCGGCGGCGTATCGCCCGCTGTCCATAACATCGTTGATGGCCTTGGCCATCTTCTGAACGCTGCTGCCCTGAATAAAGCCCAGGGAAATCTCCCGCTTGGCAAGCGCGGCCAGATGGTCGCAGCGCCCCCACACGGCCTCGGAAAAGTGCTTTTCGCTCCAGGGGTATTCCAGGATGCGTTTGATCAGGCCCTCGTTGATCTTGGCCACGGTGAAGCCATACCCAAATCCCCGCTGAATTCTCCAGCAGTTTTCGTAATAGTTGACCTTCACCATATCGCCCAGCAGGTCTGTCATCTTGGTGGTGGTGTCCTGAGCCAAGTCCATCATATTTTGATAGATATTCGCCAGCAGCTGCTCTTTCCGGCTGATCCGGCTCTTCATGGCCAGGGTATTCAGCTCCAGCAGGGTGCGGCTGTCCTTGGCGGCCCCGGACGCCTCTTTGATGTATTCCTGGATGGATTTTCGCCAGACGCTGTATTCCTTGCCGGACAGGAGCCGGGACGCTTCTGCATCGGTCAGCTTGTTATCTATGGCGAATTTGGAGAACATGGCGTGGATCTCGCGCTCGACCAGGTTGGCTGCCTCATCATAGAGGAACATCAACTCCACCACAGCGGAGTCGGCCCGCTTCTCATTGGCCAGCAGCTGGTCTTTGGCTTGCTCGATCCAGAAGTTGCGATCCCGGTTACTCATTTATTGCCTCCTGGGATTCCCCGGTCGCGGGTGTCGGCTCCTGGGCGGCCTGCAGGGCGTTTGCCAACATTTCATAACTGCTGGCCCCGAAGCTGCCCATTTCCTCCTGCCGCTCCTCGCGTAGCTTCTCCAGTTCCTCCTGGGGGTTGTCTACATCCGGGAGCATCTTCAGGCGGCTCTCCTTGCTGAGTAGGTCAGCCAGCATCTGGATGATCTGCGCGATCTCCAGCAGGTTCTGCGGCTTGTTGCGCCGGAACTGGATGTCGATGTCCCGATAATCGTAGCTGCCGCCCATGAGGTTCAGCATATTGGTGATCAGTTCGATCCGGCGCTGCAGGCCGCGCTTGAACTTGCGCTCCTTGATGGCGCATATCTGTTCCAGGCCCCACAGCTTATAGGACACGGCCACGCCGGAGAGGTTGCCTCCGAAGTTCTCATCCGTAAGGTTGGGAACATTGCTGAAGATGTGCATATCCTCCCGCAGCCGGTTCTTGTAGTTCTCCAGCGGGGAGTCGGAAACTTCTTTAATCAGCCATTGAATATCGCCGCCATCCTCCAGGATGATCGCACCCTTTTCTTTCATGTCCGCAATATCCTGGCTGCTCACATCACCCATCTTCAGCACCTTCAGGATGGCTTCATCGTTGTACTGAAAATAGTTGGCGGTGTTGCTCTGCACCCGGTTATAGGCGTCCACGATACTGACCACACCTTCAAAATCGCCCAGGCGATCCTCGTTGTTGATGTAGTACACGAAGGGGACATCACCCCAATAGTGGGGCTGGATGTCCTCCAAATCCAGCGGGCCATTGTTGAAGCTGCGGAAATACCAGCATTGCTCTTTGTCCCACATCTCCACCTTCTTGATGGGGTTGTTATCCTTGTCCTTGGAGTAGATGATGCGGAGCATCAGAAGCGGGGTGTCAAAGCCGGTCTCGCAGATCATAATGCCCTGGCCGGGGTGAACTTTGGTAAAGCGGATCTGCGCGTCCTCATCCATGTAAAGCATCTCAAAGCAGTCCCCGAAAATGCTGCACTTCTTGGCCACCTCGGTGTTTTCGTCCTGTTCATCGTTGTAGTCGAACACATCCTGCAGCGCCTCCATGAAGGCGTCGTTCTGGCTTGAGTAAACCACCGGCTTGCCCAGAAAGTAGCCCACGGCGGTATCGGTGATGTACTTGGGCATATTGTTCACGATGCGGTTGTTGGGGGCCGTGCTGTCCTTCTTGGTGGCGTGGAGAATAGGGTGATCTCCCCGGTAATACCGCTCCAACTCTTCATATTTCAGATTGACCTCGTTCTCCTCGATGATCCGCTTGATGTCGGCCTCGGTCAGCGCGGCCACGGACTCACGCTCCATGTAAATTATCATGTAAACCCTCCTTAAAGCCCCAAATCGGCCCGGTCAAGGATACGGAACCGCTTGGATTTCTTGGCGATGGTTCGCGCACCTTCCAGGGCGTCCGGCCCGTCATCATGGCTTGCCATCGGGAAATGCTCCAGCTGCTCCAACAGGCGCTTGTGCCGGGCGTTGAACTTGATATAGTGGTTCTTAATGTCCGGCTGCAGCGTCTGGATGCGGAGCGTCTTGTCGCTGGTCTGCTGCACTTCCTCAATGGGGAGGTACAGCCCGGCCCGCGCCGATGCCTTGGCCAGTTCTTCCTTCAGGAACCATTGGAACTGGTTGACCTCCGCGCCCAGCTTCTTGAAGCCGCGCCCGAAGGATGCCCGGAGCCACCGCTCCTTCTCCAGAACATCGGTGATGATGCGGTCAGGGTGGCGGCGCTCGATGTCGGCGTCCAGCACATACATATAGCCGGTGGTCTTGTGCTTGGCCAGGGTGATGATTGCGGAGAAGTCGCTCTTCTTGCTCTTGCCCAGGGAGGGGTCGACAAAGCCAAAGAACTGGAAGTCCCGGCTCTTGAAGTCCACCTCGGCTTCGTTGTAGAACTCAAACCACTCCGCGATGAAGATGCAATCGTCCGGGTTGATCGGTTCGTTCTGCTCTTCCGAGTTGAACGATGCCTCGCCCTCAGATACCCGCATTACCATCAGGTCATAATAGGACAGCTTTTCCTCCCACAGCACCTCGGTACCCTCCAGCATGGCTGCACGGTTGGCCTCAAAGTATGCGCGGGCATCTGCCTCTCGGTTATCGTTGGAAAGGTCAGTAAACAGCTGCTCCCAGGTCTGCCACAGATCATCGGCCTGTGAGAAACTAATCACAGCTTTATACTTCACGGCCCGATAGGCCGGATTTTTCAGGGTTTTAGCCAGCAGACTGTCGTAGTGGAGCAGGGTGCCGATGTAAATGATGTCGGTATAATCATCACCAGCCTTGGACACGGCCTTATTGAACCAGTTCTCCAGCTTCTTGCGCTGCTCCGGGGTGCGGACATTCTCATCGTTCTCCACATCGTCCAGGATGATCAGATCAGGACGCCAGTTGCGGTGCTTTCGGCCACGGATCTTCTTGCCGCTGCCGATGGCCTCGATCTTGATGTTGGTCTTTGTGACCAGGACATTGGATCTCCACACGCTGCCAGCGAGATCTCCGAAGTCCTCCCGGATGGCGGCGTTTTCCTCAAACTCCACCCGGATATTGTCCAGGAAGCCCTCGGCCTGTTCGCTGCTGTCCGATATGATGATGGGATAGTGCTTATATTCGTACAGCGTGGAATGCATCGTTCCCTTGAAAGTCAGATTGGTACTCTTGGCGTGGCCTCGCGGGGCGGCGGTCACGCGCCGGACGCCGGGCCGCCTGCTGATTGCCTTAACTCTGGCCGGGCTAACGGGGAAGTCCCCCTTCAAAACACCCTGCTGCCAGATGGCGTCCAGTTCCCGGTGGAACTCAGGTGAAGGGCGGCTGAAATAGTGGGGGAAATATGCCCGCCCGAAAAACTCCAGATCGATGGCTCCCAGCTTTCGCCGGATGCCGGTGGGGCCGGTCAGGGGGATGCCCAGGGCATATTCACGCTTGATGGCCACACGCTCCGGGGTGGCATCTTTTTCAAGAAACTGTTTTAAGAGGGCTTTTAAGGCGTTTAAATCCTCCCCCTCGTTGGCGGTGATTTTTGCCTCGGCCTCCGCGATGGCCCCCAAGAGGGTGGCCGCTGCAGCGCCGTTTTTCTTCTTCATGGTATCCTCCTCTCCGGCACCCCCGCCGTAGGCGGCCCACAGAGGCCGCACACGGGGGCTTTTTATAAAAGGGCCGCCTGCCCGCCTTTCGCCCTCGCGGCGTTTTTAAACGGGTTTCTGACGGTCTTAAACGGTAATTTGAAAACAACTGAAAGAACCAGGCTGATTTTCAGGGGCCATTGGGTGTGCTTCGCCACCCAGGCCCCCGATTTCTGCCCGGTTCTTTACTCAATGTGTCCCTCGATCACGGCGGGAGGGACGCATCAACCTCCGACCACTCGCAAGTTCCTGTTATTCGCTTAAAAGGTTAAACGATAAGGGGATGGTCTTTCTTTCGCCGCACACGGTCAACTCCACCGTGGCACGGCGGCTGTGCTTGTCGATCTTCACGATCCGGCTGATGAAGTTCTGGAGAACACCATCGGTCAGCTTGACCTCGCCTTCCGGCGTCAGCTGGGCCGTGGTAGGCTCCAGGGGCTTGCCGCCGCCTGCCAGCATCTTGATCCACTCGGCCTCCAGATAAGTCAGGGTGGAAGGCCGCAGCCCATCCGGCCCAAGGAAGCGCAGCACATTGGGGATTGCTTTCACCATGTAGTAGTTCTCGGCGGTGTAGTCCAGGTTTAGGAACACATACCCAGGGAATAGGGTATATTCCCGCTGGCCCCAGCTGCCGCCCTTGCGGATCAGCCGATTCTCCCTGGGAACATAGGCCAGCACTTTCCTTTCGGTCAGGCAGCTGGCCACCGCCTCTTCTTTACCGCTTTTCACCTGCAGTACATACCACATAGCGTCACCCCTGTTCTAATCCCTCCGCTTTCTTTGCGGCCAGGAACTTCGTTACTTCGTTGTAGAGGTCAGGCCGTTCCTTGGCCATGGCCTCAAACACCAGGCTGCGGACAGCATCCAGTCCAGCCTCGGTATCGGTCTGGTTCTGAACCTCTACGCGCTTCTTATAGGCTGCCGCCCGGATCAGGCCGGTGGCCTCCTTCATCATCTTGTCGACCTTGATGCCCTGCCAGTCCTCCTCGGTGGTGTTGGCCAGCGCCTTGAACATATTCTGGCTGGTCAGTCGGATAATGGCCTCCGTGGTATCCAGATCGGGATACCGCTCCAGTTCTTCCATCATGGCCCGGAAGTTCTCCTGGGCGATGGCCAGGGCCTGGATGTTGGCGTCATAATCCTGGGCATACCGGCAGACGCTGGCGATGGACACGCTCACGCCGTTATCCTCCAGGAAGTCAACGATCTCGGCATAGGTGGCATCGGACAGCAGCATCTGCTCAACCGTGGATTTCAGTTCCGGGGGCAGCCCGTCGATCTTGCTGTGCTTTCTGTTCGATCTCCTTGCCATCCCTTACACCTCGATCATGTCATCCTCAAGGCCACCGGCCAGGAGCCGGATGCCCTTGCCGGTGAGGCGGGCCTCCAGGGTTTCATAGGGACAATCGGCCAGGGAGGCGTCATGCTGGGTGGCGATGTCGCGCAGGTGGATGTAGTTCTCCATGGCCAGGAAGTTGACCGCATCCAGGAACTCATCCTCGCTGATACCGTCATCATGCAGAACGCTCTGGATGCCGGACAGCTTGTTGTACTTGTACCGAAGGATGTTGATCGTCCGCAGCACTCTGCCGTTGTTGTGGACGAAGTTGCCCGCCTTCAGGCGCTGCTTTTCATGGGTGTTCATTATTCGTTGCCTCCCTGTTTCATCAAAATATCCAGAATTCTATCCAGCTTCCGATCCGTCTTGGCCTGCTCCCGGAAGAAGTCCTCCTTGGTGAGATAATTCTCGGTGATCTTCTTAATGTCGGCTCTGGCCTCGCCCATATCCTTGTCATGGACGCTCCGGGGGGTATAGTCCTTCTTGATCTGCTCGATGTCCTTCATCATCCGATCCTGGGCCTTTTCGTAGTCGGCCTTTTTCACTACACCCTCGCGCACTTCCTTGACCTCCTTGGTAAGATCATCCACACGGGAGAACAGCGTCCGCTTGATCAGATAGACAACGGCTCCAATAAGGGCCGTGAGCAGCAGACCAATCAGCCACCAGGTGCCTGCATCAAAATTCATCCCGTTCATCGTGCAATCTCCTCCAGAGCAAAAAAATAGAAGGTATAGTGGTTTCTGACTACCACTATACCTTCTATATCGGAAACTCCGCAAATAAAGCGCTTTAGAAGTTTTCTTGCCCGAAAAGGGTTTGCTGTCCTTCCATGGGCCGGGCGCGTACCTCGCGCACTATATCACTAACAATACTCCGAATTTGAACTTCCGTCAAGTCATACTCAAATGCCAACTCCCGGAAATTGCCGCCCGTAAACTTCTTCTTGATCTCCTCATTCCGGGCCGCCCGGTCAAAGCAATCTTTCTTGGGGATGTATAAACTCATGCCGCCATAGGTCAGCACCAGCTTCTTGAAATTGTCCATCCCGATCAGCCCGGCCAGCTGCAGCTGGTCATCGCTCAGATCGCTGGGCCGGATTGTCAAAGCCATTTCGCCGCTCACGATGGATCACCTGCTTTCTTCTTGGCGGTGGATACATACCCCTTCAGAACTTCCAGCAGTTTGTTCCCTGCCTTGAAGTCCATCCAGATAAAGGGGTTCTGTGTCCTGGCATCGATCCCCAATTCCTTCTTGATGATCGCACACAGGCGCTCACCCAGGGGCGTGGCGTTGGGGGCCTGGTCATAACTCTGCAGCTGGTACATCAGCGCCCACGCCTTCTTCTGCTGCCCGCTGGTGATGCCTCCGGCCTTCTCCGGGTGTTGCCGCTTGGATTTCCGGGGAGCCGCGCCACCTTGCTGGTGCTGCAGGCGGGCAATGATGTCCTCGGCTTCCCGATAGGTCAGGGTCTTGATGGAGTCTTTCCCGGTCATGGCCGACACCATGGCGTGGAGATCATCCTCATCGTTGCCCCGTTCCACGATGCCCAGGGCATTCCCGATAGCGTAGATTTTCTTGATCTGCTGCGCGTTGATGGCGGCCATGTTACCCCTCCTTACTTCTCGATCTCGATGCCGACCTTGATGCCCTCATCCACGATAACGGCGGCCCGGATCACCTCAATGGCCTCCTGGATGCTGCCAGCCCAACCTGCAGACTTCAGCACCTGGGCCAGCCACTCCCAATTGATGACCTCGGCGGCCAGATAGGCATATTCGCTGGCTTCCTGCTCCGAAAGTCCGGCCACCTTCATCAGCGCCGCCGTGTCCTTTTCCCAGCGCCCCTTCAGGCGCTTTTTCAGGGTCGCTTGGATCTTGGCGTCTGTGGTGATCGCCTGAATCAGATTGTCCAAGCTGCCCTCGGTGTAGTTGCCCTGGAACACCATGCCCAGGAGCCGCTTGCAAGGGTCAGTCAGCTTGGTGGTGACCTCTTCCTTCACAAAGTCCTTTGCCACATCGCCCAGCACCCGCTGGATCATGGTCACAGATACCGGCTTCACCGTTTCGCTGGTCTGGACAACCACCCGGCAGTTGTTGCTGCCCCAATAGGACACGCTCTTCATCTTGGTGTCCTTCAGATCTTCCACGGCCCGCTTCTCGAAGTGGGCCTTCAGGGTTTCCAGGCGCTCCTTGATGGCCTCGGCCTGCCGGGTCAGGGCGGCGAATTCGTCAACCTCGGCCCGCAGCTGCTCATCCGTGATGCGGGGGATCGTCGTTGCTTCAGGCATCGTCCAGCGCCTCCCCCATCTTGATATGGCACCCACGGCACAAGCACAGGCCCTTGTAGGTGGCGATGTACTTTGTACTGCCGCAGATATGGCAGCTGGGCCGGTGCTTGCTGATCACAAGCGCCCCGTCTGCGTTGACGGAGATCTCCAGCGGATCTCCCGGATGCACCCCCATCTCCTGCCGGAGCAGCCGGGGGATGGTCAGACCGCCGCCCTTGGTCAACTGGCGGTACTTCTCTAAAGCCATAATCTACCTCCTTCGTATTGGCCTCACTCTGCATTTGCGGGCTTGTGACCGGCTCCCTGGTGGGAGGCTGCATTAAGGCGGGGGCTGCGCCCCCTGGGTTATCTGCGCCGGGTGAAGTCCTCAACCTGAAGCTGCTCCGGCCCCTTTTCGATGATGGATACCACCCTGGAGTCCCCGAACTTCTCCAGGTAGAGGGCCAAGTCCTCTTTGATGCCAATAGCCTGGCCGGGAGGCGCATCCACATGAACTGTGATGATCAGCATGGCCGCTTCCTCTTGGGTGTCTTGTCCTCTTGCCCGCACCGGGAAGGATGGTTTTTGCAGGCGTTTCGGCAACGATCCTGGCAGTCGGCGCAGCAGCGCCGTTCCCGCGCCTTGTCGCAATAGAAGATGGCGCAGCGCCGCGCTGTGCTGGGCTTGCTCATGGCTTGCGCTCCTTTCGTTTCTGAAGCCGGATGTCCCGGCCCTTGAACTGCACCGTGGCGTACATCCCGCCGATCCGGGACGCCACTCGGCTGGTGTAGTTCTTTTCGATCTCCTTCATGGAGAGGTTGGTGTTGATGATGGTGGGGCAGCTGGTGTTCAGCCGGGTGTTCACCAGGTCGTATATTTCGGCCTGCGTGTACCGGGTCACCAACTCCGTCCCCAGGTCATCAATCACCAGCAGGTCGCACCCGAAAATGATCTCCCGGTATTCCAGGGCAGCGGCATCCTTTTGGAACTTGCCACGCTCCAGTTCGTCCATCAGGTGCGGCGCGGATACATACATCACCAGCCTGCCGGAATTCGCCACGCCCTCGGCAATCGCCAGGGAGAGGTGGGTTTTACCCAGGCCGGGAGCGCCGGTAAATAACAGGTTCGGACTCTCGCTGCCGAAGTCCCGCACATACCGCTGGCAGCTTTCCAGCACCTTGCCCATGGCGGCCTGGTCGGCCCGTTCATAATAGGCCAGCTGGAAGTTCTCAAAGGAACACTCCCGCACCGGGGACACATCGCACAGCTGCTCATAGACCAGCTGGTTCAGGATGGCCTGCTTACAGCTGCAGGTATTTCCATCCACAAAGCCTCGGTCATCGCACAAGGGGCAGATAAAGGGGGGCTGCAGGTCGGCTTCCGTTATTCCGGCTGCCGCCATCAGAGTGTCCAGATGCTCTTGGGCCACCCGGATTTCCTCCTCGGCCTTGGCGATGCCCTCGCCGCCTTGGATGATCGCCATACCGCGCTTGGCAGAGAGGACACGGATCTTCTGCTTTGCCTCTGCAATATCCAGGTGGTTTTTCACCAGCCAGTCCAGAACCTTTGTCTGTTTGGCGTAGGCTTCCTGACGCCGGGCGCTCAGTATTTCATTTGCCCGCTGCATCAGGTTTTTGGGGTATCTCACGATCTGCGCTCCTTTCCCTCAAAACAGGATGCAGTCCCGGATGATCCCGGCCCGATGGCTGGAGCCTTCTTCGTACCCGTCCCAGGGCTGCCATGGGGCCTGTGCCTTGTCGGTCACATCCCCGGTGATGTCATACACCCGCCCGCCGATCCGGGCGGCGAAGTGGTTGGCGATGGCGTCATAGACGATCTCCGCGCCGGGAAACCGCTCGGTCAGCACCCGTGCAAACCAAAAGCAGCAGCCACAGGTAAAGCAATCTTCCACCTGATGGCCATGTGCGGTGAAACGCCGGATAAACCTCTGCACTTCCGTCATAGCGGGAGTGGAATGCCTGGGCATCGCCGCCAGCGCTTCCATCATGCCGCAATCCGGGCAGATGTCCGTTTTGTTATCCACCCGTGAGAGGGCGGGAGGCTCGGTATATGTCCGATGGCATACAGGACAAATCTTGCTCTCCATCACCCCACCGCCTTTCGGTGTTTGCTGCAGATATGCTGGAAGGTAATGCTGGTGCCGATGGAGGGGGCATGGACGCCGGAATAGATCATATCGCCGCAATCCTGGCAAATAACCAGGAGGCCAGTATAATCCCCTTCCGGGCTGCCGTTGTCGATAGTAACGGCAATATGCGCCGCCTGCGGGGCCTCTTCCTGGGCCTGTGCGGCCCCCTGATGCTCCATAGGCTCCAGACCGTACAGCTGCGCCCCTGTTACCTGAAAAACACGCTCCAGGGCCACCAGGGCTTTACAGTTCGGCTCTCGAAGGTCGTTTTCATAGGCGCGGATTGCAGGCATTGAAATTCCAGACGCATCTGCCAATTCATCCTGCGTCCATCCCCGCGCTTTGCGAAGTCTCTGGATGTTCCTTGCCAATATGGACTTTTCTCGCATGGTGTCCTCCTTCCTCACTCTGCATTCCTCCGGGCTTGTTACCGGCTCCCTGGCGGGAGGCTGCATTAAGGCGGGGGCTGTGGCCCCGCTTTCAGGAGATATTGGTGTTGCTGGGGATGCGCTTGGTCAGGTCAATGACCTCCACTCGAACCGGGCGAATGTCGAT